CCTTTCGTTGTTGAGATGACTGAATAATACAACATTTATGTTGTGTTTGCAAGTGTTATATGCAACTTTTTTGTTGTTTTTTAGCTGCCTTTGGGCGGCTTTTTTGTTACCCAAAGGAGCTTGATATGAGCGGAAAAAGCAAACGCCCAGTCGGGCGACCTTGCGAATTAAACGAAACTGTGATTGAAAAAGCGTGGCTGTATCTCAAAGGCGGCTACAAAGAACAGGGAAACGCCGTGCCAAGCGTGGCAGGTTTGGCATTTGCATTGGGTAAAAGCCGCAATGTGATGTACGAATGGGCGAAGCAGAATAATGAATTTAATGACATCTTAGAGTGCATCGCCACCGCGCAGGAAATGTTGTTGATAGACGGCGGTTTAAATGGCGACTTTAACGCTGCTTTTGCCAAAATGCTGATGACCAAGCACGGCTATTCCGACAAAGTAGAAACCGATATGAAATCATCGGACGGCAGCATGACCCCAACGGTGATTGAACTGGTTGCGGTGGGCGACGATGAAAGTACAGGTTAAGCTGCCGCCGAAAATCAAACAGGTTTTCAGGCTGCCGCGTGGCGCATTGCGTTTTCGCGGTGCGTGGGGCGGGCGTGGCTCGGGCAAGTCGTTTAACTTTGCCAAGATGGCGGCGATATGGGGCCTTGTTGAGCCGCTGCGTTTTTTGTGCACGCGGGAATTTCAGAATTCCATCAAGGAATCGTTCTACGCGGAGTTGAAGGCGGCGATTGCATCCGAACCGTGGTTGGAAGCTGCCTATGATGTGGGCGTGGACTATATACGCGGGCGCAACGGCACGGAGTTTCTGTTTAAGGGGCTGCGCAACAATATCCAGTCGGTTAAATCGCTGGCGAAAATTGATGTGTGCGTCGTGGAAGAAGCAGAAGACATCTCGGAAGCGGCGTGGGAAGTGTTGGAGCCGACCATTCGTGCGCCGAAGTCGGAAATTTGGGTGATTTGGAATCCGAAAACCGATGGCAGCGCGACGGATAGGCGTTTTCGTAAAAACCCGCCGCCGCGTTCGTGCATTGTGGAGATGAATTACGGCGACAATCCGTTTTTCCCGCCTGAATTGGAAGAGTTGCGGCGGCATCAGCAGCAAACGCTTGACCCTGCCCGCTATGCGTGGATTTGGGAAGGTGCGTATTACGAGCTTTCGGACGCGCAGGTGTTTCGCGGCAAGTATGAGATTGCGGAGTTTGTGCCAGGCGAAAATTGGGACGGGGCGTATTTCGGCTTAGACTTTGGCTTTTCGCAAGACCCAACGGCGGCGGTGCAATGTTGGATTCACGACAACAAACTCTACATCGAGCGCGAAGCGGGCGGCGTGGGCATTGAGTTGGACGATACGGCGGCAGTATTGCAGGCGGCGATGCCTGATATTGGGCGCTATGTGGTGCGGGCGGATAGTGCGCGACCTGAAAGTATCAGCTATCTGAAACGACACGGGCTGCCGCGTATTGTGGGAGCGGTGAAGGGCAAGGGCAGCGTGGAAGATGGTATTGAATTTATCAAGTCGTTTGAGAAAGTGGTGATTCATACGCGTTGCGAGAACACGGCACGGGAGTTTCGGCTTTATAGCTACAAGACTGACCGTTTGAGCGGTGATGTGTTGCCTGTGCTGTTGGATGAGCATAACCATTACATTGACGCGATTCGCTATGCCATTGAGCCGCTGATTGGCAGCATGGACGCGATGAAACGATTTAAGGCATTATCATTATGAAATTTAGGCTAGATGGCTTTTTGCAGGCGGTATTGGGCGGCAAACAGCAGGCGCGGATAACTTCGGTTTCTGCGCCTTTTTTGTATGCGCAGGGTGGAATTTTTCGCCGTGTGGTGGATTTGCCCGCTGATAAGGCGTTATCAGGCGGTTTTGAGATTGAAGGCGATGCGGACAATTTGCTGGCATCGGAACTTGACCGCTTGAATGTGTTTGAGATGGCGGCGTATGCGTTGAAGCTGGCGCGGTTGTTTGGCGGGGCGTGCGTGATTCCGCTGGTGGCAGACGGCAAAGGGTTGAATGAGCCGTTGGACGTGTCGCAGCCTATTGAAGTGGTGGAATTGCGCGTGTTTGGCATCAATCAAGTTTCGGTGGAAGGTGCGCTGTATGGCGATGCCACGCAAAAGAATTTTGGTGAGCCAGAGTTTTACCGCATTTCGTCGCGCGAAAAGCAGTTTGTGGTACATGAAAGCCGTGTGTTTCCGATTCATGGTTTCAGGCTGCCTGAAATACTGAAAGACACGCGCATTTATTGGCAAGGCGGCAATGCAGTTGACCGCGCTTACAAGGCGATTTTGGATTGGGAGACGGCGCGGGAGCGCACCAAGCAGATTCTAGACCGCAAGCAGCAGCCTGTTTATGCGATGCAGGGCTTGGCAGGTTTGATTGTGGGCGGCATGGAAGAGGCGATACGGCAGCGCATTCAGGCGGTGGACGCGGCGCGCGGAGTGTTGAACACGGTGGCGGTGGACGGTGAGGACAGTTACACCGTGAACGATATGAATGTGGGCGGGCTGACCGACATCATCGGCAAGTTTGAGCAGGTGATTTCGGCGGAGACGGGCATTCCGTTGGCGCAGTTGTTCGGGCAGTCGGCAAGCGGGCTATCGGCAACGGGCGAGGGGGATTTGCGCAATTTCCACGAGCTGGTGGAAGCGGAGCGGGTGCGCGTGGGCAATATGTTGGAGCGGCTGGTGGCGTTGTTGGTATTGCAAAACGGCATTAAGGGCAAAATTCCCGATGGCTGGCGGATTAAGTGGTCGCCTTTGTATGTGCCGACGGCGCGGGAGCAGGCGGATATGGCGAAACTGGCAGTAGATACGCTGAAAACCGAAGTTGATGCGGTCGCACAAGCGGTTTCCATTGGCGCGTTGAGCGAGACGCAGGCGGCGGATTATTTCGCCCAGCGAGAGCAATTTGGTTTGAAACGTGAGGTACATGATGGCGCAGATGCCCAAGACTACGCGGCGAAAACCTAAGCGCTGGTTGTATCCGCACGCCACGGAGCGCGAATATGAGCGGCTGCTGCTGGTTTTTGCCGATAGCATTGCGGCGGAAATTGAGCGGCAACTGCCTTTGTTGGATTTGCGCCAAGACGCGCTGGACGATATACCCGAAAGCAGCGGTTGGTATGAGCGGCTGCGGCGGTGGGTAGTGGGCATTGCCGATGTGTTTAGGCAGCCTGAAAAAACGATTGCAGGGGCGTTGGGCTTGTTGCGCGCAGTCAATCGCTTTAATGCACGGCAATTTCAAGCGGTGGTGCGCTCGGTGTTTGCGGTGGATGTGTTCGCGCATGAGCCGTGGTTGTTGGATGTGATGAAACAGTTTGAAGCGGAGAATATCCGTTTGATTAAATCCATCCCAGCGCAGTATTTGGAAACGCTGCACGGCAAGATTGTGGCGTCGGTTCGCGCGGGTATGCCCCATTCGCAGCTTGCAGATTTTGTCCGTGAGACTTATGCGTTACCCAAAAGCCGCGCCCGCTTGATTGCCCGCGACCAAATCGGCAAACTCAATGGGCAGCTTACGATGGAGCGGCAACGCGGCATTGGCGTTACGCAATACATTTGGCGCACTTCGCTAGACGAGCGCGTGCGCCATACGCACCGTGAGCGCGAAGGCAAGGTTTTTGACTGGGACGCACCGCCCAAAGATGGACACCCCAGCGAGCCGATTCAATGCCGATGCAGCGCAGAGGGCATTTACCCTGATTTTGCCGATTTGAAAGGAATTGTTTATGAGCGTCATCCGCTATGACCGCGCGGAAATGAAAGCGCGGCGCAATGAAGATGGTTTTATTCACGACACGCCTGTTCTCACGCGAACGGGCGTTTTTATTTATCGTAATGCAGATGGCAGCGAGCGGCGCGAATATCGCCCGCCTGATGAAGTGTTTGCCCAAGACAGCCTGAATGCTTATAAGGGCATCCCGATTACAAGGGGGCACCCTGGCAAAGTAACCAGCAGCAATGCCAAAAATCACACCATCGGCACGGTGTTGAGCGCGGCGCGGCAAGACGGCAATAACTTGCTGGCTGATATTGTGATACACGACCCTGCGGCGATTAACGCGGGCAACAAAGAACTTTCAGTCGGCTATGAGTTGGATCTGGAGGAGACCGCTGGCATCACGCCCGAAGGCGAACGCTACGATGCGATACAGCGCAATATCCGCCCCAACCACTTAGCGATTGTGAGCAAGGGACGCGCAGGCAATGCGCGGTTGAATATGGACGGCAACGAAGCCGTGGATGATAAGGACGAAACGATGACGAAAATCCGTTTAGACAACGGCATTGAATACGATGCCGCGCCCGAAGTGATTCAGGCGTTTAATCAATTAAAGCAGGATGAGGCGGCGGGCAAAACCAAACTTGCCCAAGCCGAAGCCCGCGCCGACAGCGCAGAAGCTGATTTGAAAGCCTTGCAGGACAAGCAGCTACAAATCAAGCAAGACGCGCTGCAAGAAGCCCGCGAGCGTTTGCAACTGGAAGCAGTCGCCCAAACGCATGGCGTGGACTTTAAGGAGGACACCGCCGCGCGCGAGATTAAAGTGGCGGTGATTAAAGCCATTCGCGGCGATGCGCTCGCGTTGGACGGTAAAACCGATGATTATGTTTCCGCTGCGTTTGATATGGCGCTGGCATCTCACGATGAGCAGGCAAAAGCCAAAGCCTTAGCGGGGCAACGCCAAGATATGGCGGATAAGGACGGCGCAGGCAACGCATCGGCGGCGCAAGCGCGTGAACAATACAAAGCAAGTTTGAAAGGGGCTGAATAATGGCTATGTATGACGACCAAATGGATGTGGCGTTTGCCGGTATGAAGGCAGACAGCGGTTTTGACCGCGTGGAAAGCTATGCGGTTGCCGCAGATGGCTTGACCGCTGGCGTGATTGTGGGCGTGGATGCAAACGGTGCTGCGGTAGCGGGCAAAGGCACAAAAGCCGTTGGCGTGGTGATTCATTCGCACACACCGCTTATCCCTTATAAACAAGGCGATTGTGTTTCGGTGATGACGCGCGGGCTTTGCTGGGTGAAAGTGGCGGCAGGTAAAACCGTTGCCAAAGGAGAGGCGGTTAAATTTAACGCGGTGG